TTTATATTTTTAATTAAATCTTGCTGTACTTCAAAAGCGTAAACATATTTTTTATCTAATTCTGGTAGCGTTATTGGTCGTCTTAAGTCAAATCCTCTAACAACATTTTGGTCTTGATACTGTGGATTTACTGGAGGCAATGATGGTGGAACAGAGATATTGCCAGCCATATGCCTATGACGTGGGCAATAGTAATAATATGTATTATTTTCTGCAACAGTCCAATTTACAGTATCCGAGCCATTACCAAATGACCCTCTTGCATGATATCTTGTTCCTTTTTCTTGTTTAGTTTTTATCCAAAAAGGATGTATACTAACAGTCGCTGGATCTACGTTAAATTGAACTTTGTCTCCTATAGCAAAAGTTAGCGAAGGCATTGTTGCACTAAAGGTACCATTTCTATCTGTGCCTGACATTGTATAAGTGTCGTTCACATGGGATACTGTGATTATGTAATCAGGAGTAAATTCAGGTGACCATGCATTTCTTCCATAGGTGTAATCATTTTCTTCATAGTAGTAAGGAGCCCATAAAGTGGAATCCTGTGGTAAAGGTAAATTTATATCATTAAAAATATGGTCATAAGGCGGTGTATTTGGAATAGGATCTAAGTCAGGATGATATAGATTTTGTCGTGTATATATAACAGGAGGTTTGCCTATGCCTGTAAAGGGTTGAGCAGAATAACTGCTGAGGACAAATCCATTGCCCGTGTCGTGCCTTATAAAAAATTCATTAGGTGTGTCATAAAAATTTACCACTTCTCCGCCTAATGTATCTGTAATTTGTAATCTACGATTATTTATTATATTTTTAATATAATATTGTTGGTTTGTAGACAAAGTTGTTGTAGGAATTGCGCTAGCATCATTATAAGATTCAAATTGTATTGGCATATTTAATCTAAACCAACCTGTATCGTCTACTTCTAATTCATTTGCTTCGTGATAAATCTCAAATTCAAAATTGCTATATGGTACAGGCTTAACAGGGCCACCAATCGTTTCGGTAATAGTGAATTCCAATCTTACAAAATCTATTTTCATTTCAAATTCAAAATTACTATATGGTAATAGTAACTGTTCACCATTTGGTTCATCTGAAAGTGTAAAAAATCCGTCTTTATATACTTCTTTTATATAATATTTTTTGTATGGATCAGGTGTAACAGGATCTTGTAGTTCTGCTTCTATCAATGCATTTGCAGAGTCTGGTAAATTTTCAAAAGAAACCTCAATTCCTGGATATAAAACATCTATAAATCCTTTTTCAATAGGCACGTCTAAAGATAAAATTCCGTCGCTATCTACTCCAGTGACTAAAAATTTTTCTTCTCCGTCATAAAATTTTGTTACTTCTTTTATGTAATAAGTTTTTGTAGGATCTAATTCTGCTTGTAATAACGCATTTGTGGAATCAGGCGGATTCCGAAATTTAACAGGCATGTTAGGTTCTAAATGTTTCCATAATTCTTTGCCATTCGTTTGTACATAGGAAAAATTAAAGTCAAAAATTTGATATATGTCCAAAACAACTGTCAAAAACAGTTCAAAATTTGTAAAAGGTAAGACATGAATAGGACCTCCCAAGGAGTCAGAAAAGGTAAAATTATGACAATCTATTATTTCTTTTACATAATATATACTTGTTGGATCTAATCCAGCAGCAACCACAGCGTCTGCACTGTCTGGCGGATTGCTAAAACGTATTTGTTTTCCTACTTTTAAAATAGAAGTGTCTTCTATCGTTATGACCAGGTTTTCTTCATCAAGAAATGGTCCTATGAAATAATTCCTAGACGGAACTTGTCTATATATAGTATCAGTGTATTCAGCAACTGTTCTTGTTATAGTTTTGAATTCGTCAATAATCCTAGAAATATATGTTCCTTTTATGTTTTTTTCCCAAGTTATCTTGCCAAAGTTTGGATTATCTTCGCCAAAATAAAATTCTAAATCATGTTCAGGAAATATATTTGATTCTGATACGATACGTGCCAAAAAACTGAAATTTGAATAAGGAAGTAATAGTATTGCACCATTTAAGGAATTTGAAATAGTAAAAGATCCGTCGCTGAAAGTTGTTAGAACATAATAAATAGTATCTGGCAATAATCCAACATTTGATAATGCATTTGATGAATCATCCGTATTGCTGAAAACTAATTGTGTGCCTGGAGATACTAGTAATGTATTACTTAGTAATCTATTATTATTATCAACGCCATTGATAATGTTTGTGAATATATTATTTGAATATAAATCAAATGTTACGTAATCTACATATGCAAGTGCCATTTTATCAAATCTAGATTTTTGCAATTCAGTAAGATTAAGGCTAAAATTCCACAGACTGTTTTTAAAATCTATCATTTCATGTTGTGACGGAACTACGTTTCTATCTATTAATTGCCACTCGTCTTTGAAGGTATCGTCGGGATTATCAAAATTTAATTTATTAGATACAAATTCATTATTTTCATCTATATTGTTAACAGCTATATTACTGTCAGTTGGATATTCTTGTAAATTTTCTAAATAATTAAATAGCTTATAAAGATCAAACATGCCAAATTCAGCATTAAAATCAGTTATTTTCTCATCTGTTCTGGCATCTAAGTATACTATTTTATCTTCAGTAACCCCCTCTATGAAAGTATGATCCTGTATTATTTCAAAACTCGTTGTTAATGAACTAGAAAAATGTAAAAAATTATAATGTGAATCTTTTACGGTATTAGGTAAGTGTTGTGATGCGCTAATCCTAATTTTGTTGTCTTCTAGTATCTCATAAACAAAATATTTCGTTAATAATTGTAAACCTGTTAAGGATACTTTATTACCATAGATAGGAAATTCTTCAAAGACTAGACGCATACCTAAGTCTAACCAACTTGTGTCTTTAACTCTCAAATAACTACGATCAAATTTTATATTAAAGCTTCCTGTAGGTGTACTTAAAGGTAATACTTCTCCAGGAAGTTCAGTTTCACCTATATTGAATTTTACACAGGTTGTATCTCCTACAATATTTTTTACATAATAATATTTTGCAGGATCTATTTCTGTAGATATACCTTCAAATCTAACTTTTATTTTAGATTCTAGCCACGGAACATTATTAATTGTTGTTACAAGTTGATTGTTTTCTACATCTACCCTTGTAATTGTACCAGTTAGATCTGGTATTATTTCAACAACTTCACTTTTTATATGATATAATTTTAAAAAATGAAATAATGTATTATTGTAGGTATATTCTAATATTTCTTGTAATGTTGCTCTCATTTTAGCTCCAGGTCATTATATACATAGTATTTAACTAAATTTAAATGACTGGTTAAGCCGCATTGTCAAATGTTTTAGGCAGGTTGTTTATAATTATTTCAATCTTGTTGTCGTCGTCTTTTAATTTTATAGATATGTTTTGATGTTCTTCTAAGATTGCTTTGTGTTCTACTCCGTCTTGTTTAATAGTAATTTCTTTAGCTTGAGACATTTTGTTAAGTTCAACGCCACCAAATATTGCATTATGTAAATCCATATAACCACAATCCATGCCAACGCCATACATGCTCATGTCAAATCCAAATACTTGATATAGGACGTATCTATAGCTTCCGTTTTTTATATAGTCACCTTTATGTATACGTTTACAAACAGCATAAAAAGCTTTTTCTCTTTCTTCTTCAGACAGCTTGTCCCACCATTCGTTATTGTCTGCTTCGTATTGTTCTGTTGCTTCTTTGTATGCTTTTTGTGCAGCTATAAATTCAGGAGAGTTAATACTATCTAATAGTCTTTTCTTTTTAAGTTCTACTGCATGTCCATTATAAGACTCTTCCCAGTTAGAGGCTATTTCTTTTAATTTTTTAGTAGTTTCTTCGTCTGTCATTATTTAATCCCATTCAAACAAATTATTAAAATTATTTTCCTGTTTTGTTTCGTCTAAATTATAATTTAGCACACCAATAAGGTTGTCTAATTTTTTGTCAATAATTGCTTCCTCCATGCCGTCGCTATCAAAAGGAAGTTTTTTAAACCAATCAGGTAATCTAAGCTCATCGACAGGATATGCAACACTTGTATAACCTATTGGATTAGGTTTTAATTTACAAACGATAACTTTCATGCCGTCTACAATATCCATACTATATCTATCATTATTAATATGCTTTAAGGAATTCCAATTTAAACTTGCTCTTACATGTCCTGGTAAATTAGCTTTGCCTTTAGATTCTTCTAGTCTTTGATAGTGTCCTATCTTATTAGCACGTTTAGGAGATCCTTTTTCCCAACCTGGACGGCTTTTAAAATCTGTGCGAAATTCTGTAATTCTGTCTATTATTTCAGACTCTGGTGCTTCTTTTAGCACCATCATTAAAATTTCAGACAAAAATTCTTGCATAAAAACTGGAGTATCTGATCTACGCAAATCAAGACCCATTGCTTTTACTTTACCTGGTTTGTCATCAACATCTTTTCGTTCACCTTCTAAATCATAAACTAAAGCTGCATAACGTTTTTTTGTTATGTAAAGTCCTGATTCTGCTACGATTTCTCTACCTGCTGCAATTACAGCAGATCTACTAGCAGGGCAATGGAATGCTCTTAGCATAAAATCTTTAAAAGTGGTGTTGGCTTCTTCTGCTACTTGGTCATAGAGTCTAATTACTGCTTCTTTTGACCAAGGAATAGTTCCATTATCTATTTCTGTTTTTAAAACAGGATATGCACTGAAATAAACTGAATCTGTGTCTCCATATATTACTGCTTTGCCAACGTGATTGTATTCACCTGTTATAACTTTATTAACTTCGGCACTCATGTGTTTTACTATTTGTCTACCAGTTAGTGTAGTTGACTGGCCAATACGTTTGTCAAAAAATCGACAACCTGGATTTAAGATTGCACCATACAATGAATTTAAGTTAATCTTTTTTACAAGTTGGCGTTTATCCCAAAATGCAATCTCAAGTTGATTATCAGCTTCAATTGCTTTCTTTTTCATAGCTTGCAGATCTTTACGTTCTGCATACCAACGTTTCAATATTCCTGGAATAACTCCTTCAAATTCAGTTGTAAATATTGTACCGTTAGCACTTAACATCCAAGGCATGCCGCTATCAAATATTAGCTTATAAACTTCTGCGCCGCTTAGTGTCTCTGATCGACCGTCTTCAAAGTCTAATGTAAGTACAGTATCTTTTCGTTGATCTAATACTGCTTGATATTCTTCTGTACCAAAGCGTCCTTCCCAAGCTCCTGCAAATGATTTCTTTTCTAAGGTTATTGCTTCATTAATTATGCTGTCTGTTATTTCAGGACGTAATTGTCCTACAATTGTTTCTGGTGCCATATTTAATGCACGAATAACACTTGGATATAGACTGTTTAAGTCCATACTTCCGATCCATTTGTGTACACCTTTTTTTGGAAATGCAACATACGCACCAGCAGCAGCAGTGTTTTCATCATCTCTTTTTGGACGATTAGGTACTCTCATGCCTCTTTCATGTGCTTCATTTATTATAGCTTGTTCTGTCACTGCAACTGCACCCATTGTGGTTTGTAATAATACAGTATTAGCATGGGCAAGTTCGTTGCTTAGATCAATAAATTTTAGTTTTTTGTCTAACTTATCTAGCAGTGCAACGTCTTGCCGGTTGTATTCAATAAATGTTTTAAAATCGTTGTTGTATAACTGGTCAAGTGTACCTTCGTAAACAGTTTTACGCTCGCCTACTTCCATTTCGCCAATTGCATCTAGTCTATAGCTATGTCGTTCTTCGTATGTGTACTTCCTATATAGTTCAAGACTGTCTAAATGCACACGGCCAACAAGATCAAACGTTTCAGCTTTTTTGCCAAACTTTTCATATTCTCTTTTCTTAGGCAATTGCTTCCACAAGCAAAAGCGTCTTGTATCATCCTTGCTTAGTATTCTGCTTACACGATTAACAGTATACGGAATATCATATCCTTCTGAGTTCCAACCACTTAATACGTCAGCATCTTCTATAAGATCAAGGAATGTTTCAAGCATTTCTCCTTCATCTGTAAAAAGTAATACATCATCACCCCATTCTGAAACTTCATGCTTTGCTTGTTCTAATGAAAGTGTTTTAGGAGGAAGGGCTAGTGTAATAAGAACATCTAACCATTGTAGATTTACAGTAATTGCTGTAATTGGCATGAAAGGATCTGCTGGATCAGCAAATCCTCTATCAGGATCAAAATCTGTTTCAATATCAAAAAACGCAATATTTAACTTAGGAGCGTCCTGATTGAGATAATTTTCACTTAGGCATTGGAAAATAGGATTTACGTCACTTTCAAATAAAGTTTTGTCTCTATTAATTGCTATTTCTTTACGAAAATCTTTTGTGTTTTTACAGATAATTTTTGAAAGAGGATCACCGTAGATACTTAGATGTTTTCCTTTAGGATCTTTGTAATAAAAAGTATATTTAACTGGAAATTCTAGGAAGTGTTTTTTACCTTCTTTTCGTTCAACAACTCTGATAATGTCTTCGTTTCTGTCAAAAATTGCGTCTACGTAACTCATTGTGTCTTTCTCGTTATTTTGTGGCTAACGTACCATCTACATGCGTAATGCGTAAAAGTTTATTTATCAATACCACCCCATTGCACGACCAAAACCAAAAACATGTAAACATGCAAAGTAAATTGTCATAACTAATGGCCATCCTACACCTCTCCTAACAAATGCAATAATACTAAATACTGCACCTGTAAAGCTTACAGGATAGATTAAATGCATAGGAGGATGTTGTGCTGTTACAGATATCCACGTCATACTAGTGAAAACACAAATACTAGCTATAGTTTCAAAATAAAATGCAGTTCTGTCGCTAGTATAACTCCTAATCCAAAAATCTTTTATTTTTTGCCATAACATCAGTGATCCTTACCTACTGTAGCGATTAAAGTTTCTAAATCTTCAAATTCGTCAGCAACACGATGCCAATCTGCTTTATGAGCAATTTTTATTGCTTTGTTAATTAAACTTGGCTTTACATTAAGCTCCTCTGCAACAGCCTTTACAGTGTCTTTTAAGCCTTCGTTTAAATCCTGTATTTCTTGTAATACAGTGCATCCTTCATTAACTAGTCTTTCTAATTTTGCTTTTTCATCAATACCATAGACTCTATCGCTCATTGTTACTCCTTAAAAGTGTCAAAATATAATTGTAGAATTTTTTATGATGGTCTTCATCCATATGGTTGGGTCTATTATCTATGTCTATATCAACCTTATTATACTGTATCAAGGCATCTTTGTAAACTAAAAAATTTTCTGATTTTGTAAAATCAAATAAATTTTGTGTAACATTATCAAAACAAGGTAAGACTATTGTTTTTTTGTAATCTTTAGTCAAATATTTTAATAATAATATTATTTTAATAATTTCAGTTTCTAAATATGTAGAATTGTAAATATAATCTTTTAAAAATTTTTCTATAAAAAGTTTAAATCTCAAGTACTTATTTGTAATTTCTTGTAATTTAGTAGGTATTTTAGGTTGTAAAATATGGTTAACTACAATTTGATGTTCTGGTTTGAAAAATGCAAAATTAAATCTTGTAATACTACTTAAACAAAAAATTATTGAGGTTTTATCTTTATTATGAATACGGTTATTTATTTTTAAAAATTGCTGTAAAGCAAAATCAGGTCCTGTGCCTGATACTGCAAAATTTTGTGTAATAAAATTTTTACTTAAACGGTTTGGCCATGTGTATTCAAATTGTTTTCTGTCATGCGAAACTGCGAAACTATCACCAAATATTAATAAGCGTTGCATATATTAATTTTGTTATTCTGATTTCCAATAGTACTCGTCGGTGTCTCCAAGCCTGTATGAATAACCATTTTCAACTTGGTAAAATTGTGTGCTTACTTTGAAATCAGGATTTTTTGGTTGCTTAGGGGTTAAGCTATTGTCGTATACTCGCATCCTATTGTTCGGATAGGCTGCATATTGTCCATTATCTAATTCTAGAATATTAAAACTTTTGTGTTCTTCCGGTATTTCACTAGTGCTGTAATCTATTTCGTCTGCACTTTCGTGATAATTGTCTAGTGTAAATAGATACGTTCCGTGCATTACTTTATGGCTACGGGTAAGTATTTCAAAATCCATACTACCTATAAATTGTTTATATATAGCAGTTACACCATAATCCATCGCATTCCAAAACTGTAAGTCTTGTAATGGTAAATCTGGATCTGGTTTGTTTGGTTCATTTACAAATGCACTGATAGGAAGTTTGTCATATAGTGCTGCATATTCGGGGAGATAAGTTTCGAAGTAGAAAGCTCTACCGGGCATACTTTTTACGGTCACCCAGTGACCTTCTACAAATTCTCCATGTCCACCTTTAAAATCCATTAGATATTCTTTGCGGACATAGACTTTAGTGTTGGGTAGGTTTGCTAATAAAGCACTCATTTAGGAACACAATTAGGAACTTCTTTGCCGTTCTTCTTTTTCGTTCCTACCATTTTGTAGTTTTTCCAGCAAGGATCACTGTCTGCTTCGTCTACTTCTTTCTCTTTAGATTTTTCTTGTAGATTTTTAGTTAAATGT